TTTAAAAATAAAATGCACCTTAGAATAGTAGATGAAAATATATCTTTTTCAAAAATTTATGAATTTACTAAATGGGATGATATGATTGAAATAGAAAGACAATCATGGAAAAATTCAAATGGATGGGGTAAACCTGATTTAGAATTTTATGGGATAGAAATAAGATATTTATGGAAAGAATTTGAACCATTATCATTTAATGAATGGGTAAAAACAATACAATATGAATAACGGTATAATGGTAGAACAATTTGGGGATAGAACTATATGCTTAAAAGGTATAGGTAAATTATTTTATCAAGAAGGATACCCAATATCAATGTCTATTTCAGAACTTAAAAAGAAAAATATTGAAGTAAGTATATTTCATGTCGCAGACGAATGTTTAAAAAATGGATGGAGTGCTAAAACAACTTATAATAAACTTAAATCTGATTTTGAAGATGATATTGACGGTAATTATTACGACCTAATATCATTAGAAAAATTTTGCTATGCAGAATACAAAGAACAAAGAGAAATGATATTTCAATACCTATTTGGATGCACAACAAATGATGTAAGAAACGGCAATACACAACCAATAAATACAATGAAAAGCATAGTTTATGAGTGAACAAGAATTAATAGAATACACTAAACAAAGAATAGATAAATGCTACTATGTAAACCCGTATCTTATAGTTTCTGCATCATGGTATTTATTTAAAAATAATATGCCATTTACAAAATCATTTTCAATAGTACAAAAAACAATGCAAATTTATAAACAACAATTATCTCAAAACATAATTCATGAATGATATAGAAACACTACAAGGTGAAATAAAAGAACTAAAAAAACAAAATCAGTTTTTATTGCATAAAATAGATTTGTATGAAAAAGGTGATTCTAATTTATATTATGCTGTAAAAAAGAAAATGTCAGAATTTGCCATACTTCTTAACAAAAATAGTATGGAAAATATAGATATGGATGATAAAAATAGTAAAGCATTTGAAAGAGTTACTACTATATTAGAAAAGTGTGAAAAAATAGCTATATCCGCATCAGCATTAGGTGTTAGGTCGGGTATAGAAATAACAATAGATAAGCCACAAGAAAATATTAATAGAAAACCATTTACACCTGAAATGGCGGCAGACCAAGTTGGTGAATTAGCAGGACAAAATCAACAATAATGTATCAAAAATTAGAAGGTGGAACTATTATAGATATTCAAGGGTTGGATTGTTGTATCCCACCCGAAGGATATGTGTGGAATTTCTTTACAAGCAAAATAGAATATAGGGGCGTTTATAGACGTTCAAATAATGATAAAGATTGTTATTGGGAAAAAATACCGTTGCCTATATGGTATAAAGACACAATAAAAAAATGGGATGACTATGATAAAAGGAAAAAAGAAGATGAAGTAGATTTTTACGATGAAAAATTAGAACAATTTAAAAAACAAGAATGGGATAGAAGATTAAATGGTTTTTGGTATCAAAATAATGATAAGGCTGTATATCTAACAGGTATGCACTATTTTTATTTACAATGGTGGAGTATAGATATTGGAAGTCCAAAGTTTCGTATGCCTGATTTAGAAAAATTTTATTTTTTACAATATTGTATTGAAGATAATTTTTGTATGGGTATGTTGGAAGTTACCAAACGTAGGTTTGGTAAATCATTTATAGCAGGTTTATTTGTTACTGAATATGTAACAAGAACTAAAATGACAAATGGTGGTATTCAAAGCAAAACAGGTGGAGATGCGAAGAAATTTTTTGCTAAAACAGTAGTTAATCCGTTTAGAAGATTACCTAAATTTTTCAGACCTGAATATGATATGTCATTGGGTGTAAACCCAAAGTCTGAAATGCGTTTTCAAAAAACAAATGTAAGAGGTAAAAAAGCAGAAGAAAATGTAGATAAAGATGAATTAGGTTCTATTATTGATTGGCAAAGTGCTGATACAGTTGCGTATGATGGACAAAAACTACATCGCCTTGTAAATGATGAGATAGGAAAGACAATAGAAGTAAATGTATATGATAGACATGAAGTATTAAGATATTGTTTGCTTGATGATGAAGGTAATATAATAGGTAAGGCACTCTATACTACTACGGTTGAAAAACTTGATACAGAAAATAATGGTATTCAGGATGCCTTTAAATTACTTTGGGATGAAAGCGACCAATTAAATAAAAAAGAAAATGGTAGAACTTCAAGCGGGTTATATCGTTTCTTTATGTCAGCTAAAAATACAAGAAACTTTGATTTGTACGGTTATCCTGATGTAGAAAAAACATTGCAAGCAATAATGGCTGATAGGGAAACTGTAAAAAATAACCCAAGAGCATTATCAGCCCGTATTAGAAAAGAACCATTAACTATACAGGAAGCATTTTTAACTGATTCGGATAAGTGTATATTCAATGTATTAAATATTGATAATAGAGAAAAAGAATTACACGATAATCCAATAGTAAAAAGAAGTATTTTATTTTACATGAATGATAAACAGGAAGTATCTTATAGGGATGTTCCTGAAACGGAAAATGGATTTTATTGGCGTGTAACATACTTACCCAAAAAAGAAGATTCAAATAAACATATAATTGATAGTGGTGTAAGAAAACCCGCAAGAACAAAAGATGGCGTAATAGCGATTGATGGTTATAGCAATAGTCAGGGTGGAAAATTTGGTTCAAAAGCATCAGCATGGATAGGCAGAAGAATGGATATTTTTAATGCGGATAATACAGGCAAAGCGGTAGGTCATCTTTATGGCAGACCACCAATAAAAGAAACATTACATGAACAGGTAATGCTTGCCGCTATGTATTATGGTTATAAATGCTGGTATGAATTTAATAGTGATGATTTCCTGTCTTATTTTAGAGAACGAGGTAAAATTGCATATCTTGGTAAATTCCCTATGCTAACAATAGACCCATCAAAAAGAGAAACAGCAGAAAGATATTACGGATTTCCGACAACTCCATTTAGTTTAACAAAACAAGTAGATGTAGGTATTGCATATTTTGAAAATAATATACATTTAATAGATTTTGAAGAAATATTAAGCGAATCAAAGGATTTTGACCCTGATAATAGAACAAAGTATGATACGATAGTGTCATTTTTAATGATGCTTGTTTGTTTGTTAGAACCAGAATATGTGCCACAAAAAAGAAAAGAGCCAATGATTAAAACTTACGAAAAAGGCACTATGCAAGTTGCTTAATTTCAAGATTTAACAAATATTTTTGTTTTTTGTTAAAGTTTACTTAATTTTACCTACAAATTAAGTAATTGGATTCAATAACTACTATAAGTTCCCCTGAACAAAGTGGCGGCAATTTAGCGTTGCGTAATTTTCAATTAACTTCCGATACCAAAGAAAAGAGAGGGATGGTATATGGCAAGAATTTGGGGGCGTATATTAATTCCACAATACGAAGTAATAATTCCTACTATTGGATTAGAAATAACCGTTTCAGAAAAAATAGAAATATAGCCAACGGAAGAATTGATATGGGTCAATTCCAAGACAGGCTTGATTTTAACGGTACAGTAAACTACGCAAATATAAATTGGGCTTGCATTAAAATAGCATCTACTACCATATCAAGAATGGTTAGTCAATGGATGGCAAGGAATGAAAAAATAGATGTTGAGGCGGTTGATTTACAAAGTCAAAAAGCAAAAAGAAAACAAGCAGACGAAGCAGAAATGATACTTGCTAATAAAGATAAATTAGCAATGTTAAATCAGCAATCGGGTGTGCCAATGACAAAGCCCGACCAATTTATTCCAGAAGATAAAGACGATTTAGACCAATGGGTTTTACAATTCAACCAACTTCCCGAAGAAATAAAATACGAAATGGGTGTTAATGACATTATGGAAGCTAATGGTTGGACAGGTGTATTAAAAGAAAAACAATTACATGATAGTGCAGAAACAGGATTGATAGGCACTTATACATACATGAATGAAGATGGTGAAATTATTGTAGAATGGATTAAGCCTGAAAATATGATTTATTCATATTCGGAATATCCCGATTTTAGAGATACTACATGGAGGGGACACGTTTATACAATTAAAATAAGTGAATTAAGGGCTAAATACGGTAAAGAATTTCATCCCGAAAATCCAAATGCACTAACCGAAGAACAAATATTTGCTTTTGCTTGTACGGCAAGAGAATATCAATTATACGATAAAATAACATGGTTAGATAATTGGAATGTAAGCATTATAAGACCCTATGATGAATGGAATATTAATGCAGTTAGATACCAATTAAGAAGTTTAGATACAACAGGGGTAACTATTACAAAGGCAAAAGATATTAAAAGTACATTTATAAAGAAAGGTAAAACTAATAAATTAAAAGAAAATCAGGAATACATAGAAAAAAAAGAGTGGAATATTTATGAAGGTGTTTATTTAACTGATAATAATTATTTGTTAGAATGGGGTGTTAAACAAAATATGGTTAGACCGCAAGACCCTAAAGAATTAGGCAATGCAGAATTTTCATATTCATTCTATATGTATCAGAATTATGATATGAGAAATGTTGCAATACCTGAAAAAATAGAAGAACCATTAGACCAAATGATTTTAGCAAGGTTGAAAATACAGCAACTTGTAGCTAAAATGAAACCCGCAGGTGCAGCTATTAATATTGATGCAATGCAGGAATTAGATTTAGGGTTGGCATCAATGACTAAACCGTTAGAAGCACAAAAGATTTGGGAACAATCAGGTAATTTATATTATCGTGGTAGGGATGCAGAAGGAAACCCAATACCAATGCCAATTACAGAATTACCAAATGCGGGTTTTGCCAATCAATTAGAATCATTAATAAAAGATTATCAATTCCATTACCAAGTATTAAAAGACGAATTAGGTAAAGATGTATCACTTGCAGAACAGGCAGCACAACCAAGAGTAACAGAAGGTAATGTACAAGCCGCTATTCAACAAGGTAATGATGCAACAGATTATATGTACGATGCTTTCCTTTATTGTATGGAAGAAACAGCTAAAAAAGTAGCTTGTTTATTAAATGCAAGTGTTTCTTATGACGGTAAAAAGTATAGACAAATACTAAAACAAGATGAAGTAAAAGGTAGGGTATTTGAAACAAAAATGAGAATGTTACCTACCGAACAAGAAATAGCTGTATTAGATGGAATGTTAAATAATTCATTACAAACAAATCCTGATTTTATACTATATATAGACCCGTTCAAAATTCGCAGAATGGCTCGTGAGGATGTAAAATTAGCCGAATTATTTTACAGGCAAGCGCAAAAAAGAGCAATAAAAGGTCAGCAAGACCAAGCTGCACAAAATGCACAAATGAACGCACAAACACAACAGCAAAGTGCAGCACAAAAAGCACAATCTGATTCAGCATTACAACAGCAAGAAATGCAAATAAAAGGACAGATAAGCCAAAGTGAAAGTGATAATAGAAAAGAAGAAATTTTATTGCAAGGATTCATGGATTTAATGGCTAAAGGTGTACAAGTACCGAATGAGTGGAAGGGAACAGAACAAGAAATTATAAATAATGTAGCATTACCATTATTTATGAAAAATGCAGGAAATAGAATTGCATTACAACAACAGGCACAGCAAGCAGCACAACAAATGCAACAGCAGCCACAAGAAGAAATGCAAGAACAACAACAGCAACCAAATCAATCACAAGCAGCTTAATGGCATACGTTTATAGACATATAAGACTTGATAAAAACGAACCATTTTACATTGGGATAAGTAAAAGAAAAAGAAGGTGTAATGATGGTGTTGGTTCTAATAGAAATATAATATGGAAGCGTATTGTAAATAAAACAGAATATGAAGTAGAAATAATAATGGATGATTTAAGTTGGGAAGATGCAAAAAAGAAAGAAATAGAATTTATACAATTATACGGTAGAATTGATTTGGGAACAGGCATATTATCAAATATGACTAATGGGGGAGAAGGAAGATTAATACATGATTATTGTCAATATCCATTATATACAGTATGGACTAATCTAAAAAAGGCATGTTATAACAGTAATAATAGGGCGTATTATTTATATGGCGGTAAGGGCGTTTTAATTTGTGATA